CTTTCACGTTCTGCTTGCGGACTTCGATATCCTCCGCTGTGATGGTTTCGAGTTGATCACAGGCCGCCTGAATGGTCGCTTGGGAGAAGGTGCTAAGTCCTTCGTCTCCCAATCCTTTTGCACCATACATCTTGGCGAACGTCGAGCGTATCTTGTCCGGTGTGAACTGCAACCTTATGAGCCGGTCCCAAAACTTGTTGAGGATGACCGCGGTGTCGCTTGCTGCGTTGTAGGCGAGCGGCGAGCGTGTGCGCGTGTCAAGCTGGGGCACGGAACGATACTCTGGAACACATGCCTTGGTCATCGGGTCTTTGTTGTGGAAGACGGACGCGAATGCAGGCGTCGCTCCCACTGACATGGCAGTGTTCGGTGGTGGTCGCTGGGCTAAAGGGTTCGTACCTGGGGGTGAGCTCAGGACTACCAAAGCTTCTGCCTCCGTCTCAAGCACTTTCGTGTGACGTGTGCTGAATGCGGGCATGCGCTTGGCCAATTTCCTGAACTCTTTGAAAGTAACGTCGGTGATGATGGTCATGGGCAGATCGCCCTGATGGCGGATGACGTACTCCCAAAACTCACGTAGAGCGTTGACCCTTGGTACAACCCTGTTGCCTGGCGTGGCCCCCAGCAGCGCTGATATGACGGCCGGCGGCGGGGCCGGTGGCGGTGGAGGTGGGACGGGGTTGACTCGCTTGTTCCTGAGCACCGCGTCGCGATTCCATGCCGCCTCCATCACGGAGCGCGTGGGGTTTTGGGCTTTGACTGGTCCGCCCAACCCGAAATAGAGGCCGCATTCGTGGTTCGGGCATTGGTTCGGGACCTGAGGGTGGTCGGGATTGCGGAAGGGGTGTTGGTGCCAGTAGACTTGCTTGCAGGTAATGCACTTGTGCTTGTGCCATTTACCGCTCTCAACCCGCTTCTGCTCCGCCTCCAACTCCGCGAGCTCGGACGATGACAGCATGTCCTCTCCGATGAGCATGTCCCGCAAGAGTCGGAAAGCTTGGGCGGCCTCGTCACCTTCTGTGTTGTCTGCGGCTCGCTCAAGGATGGCGGTGGCCTCTTGGACCTCCCTTGCTGTGGGCTGCCTGCGTATGTTGAGCAGCCCTGTCGGGGTCGGGATCGTCGTCTCGGACGGCCCGGTCCCATTGGGGGGAGACCCTCCCCCCGGGGGGGGCCCCGACGGGGGCCCTGCTGGTGGCGCTGGCGGTGTGACCGCCGGTGCTGCTGATGGTGGTACTGCCACCGACCTGCCCGATGGGCTCCAGGGTGTGGCATAACGGTAGGA